ACTGCCGTATTTTGATCTGTTGTTGCTTCAATGTTCTTTAAGTTTTCTGACATTGAGATATCTCCTTATTATTTATTTTTTCTTTAACTAGTTATAAATTCTCGTGTTATATTTATAAAACTAGAGTTTTTTAAGAAAGTCCTTAAAAACCTCTGCTTTAGCTTCTGCTAAGGCAACGCTTTTAGCCCTTTCAATACTTGTTTTCCAGGCACTAATGTCCTTTTCAACAAGAACGCCATTGTCCCATACCCAGTTTTTACTCTCCATTATGCCTTCTACGAAAGCGTCTGGAGCGCTAGGATCTGCAACAATATCGGCAGCTGTAGCTAAATAAAAATCTCTACCTACATAATTAACACCACCTCTTTGTGATAAAGAACCCATACCTCTAGATGATACACCCAATTGAGCGCCTTCGTCAATAAGACCTTTTACAATCTTACCGTAAGGTGTGTTCATTATCTTAGCTTCACCAATAAAATTAGTACCATCTGGATAAAGAGTAGTAATCATATGTGATACTCTCTCTAGATTTACTGTTGGACTGTCTGGATGTCCAAGTTCACCAAATGCTCTTTTTTTATTAATAAATTCTGCGTTATATCTACTTACTTCCTTTTCAAGTATCTCTTTTTCATAGACACGTCCATTTCTATTCTTTATTTCGGATTGTAAGAAGACACCTCTAATTTTATAATTCTTTTTGCCGTTCACCTCTTCGGTGATGTATTCAGCATTTTGTACTTCTTCGGATATTAATTTCATAAATTCCCTCTATGTTTAAAACTTCCTTATATTTATAAGATTTTTTACCTAAACTCTAGTAAAATCGTATAATTATCGCCAGCTGCAAAGTTTTTAGTAGATAACAACACATCACCTGTAGGTGTTGTAGAATTGTTACCAATTTCATTTCCAGAAGTTCTTAAATCCCAATGACCATTTCCAGATAAAAAAGCAATTGTAGAATTTACAGTACCGTCCCACAACAACTCAACTGCTGATTTATTATTGTTAGTATTTACTGAATACCATATCTTACTTAACTTTCTATTACCATCTTCGGTCATAAAAGTTAACGCTGAAGCGTCTATTTTTTTTACTAAAGTTTCTCCAGTACCGTCTGATACGTTAGTCATTTTAACAACATATTTTATACCAGATGTATCTGATATAGTTTGAGTTGTAACTGTATCTGCCATTATTCTTCTCCTAATTTTTCTAATTGTTCAGTTATTTCGTCATCAAAATAACCCTCTAATTGTTCTTTTTCTATAGTGTTAATAGTAGCAACATTGTCTAATGCTTCTTCAAATTTTATAGGTAAGTTTTCTGCGTTAATGCTTTCGTCTTCTTCTATAGTTTTATATACTTGTTTAACAGCGTCTTGTAAAACAGGAGTTAATTGTTTAAATGCGTTACTGTTAAATAGTTTTTGTTCTTCTACAATGTCGCTTACTCTTAACATTTAATTATACCTCTGGTGTATCAACTGCTGGTGTTTCAACCGGCGTATCAACTGCTGGTGCTTCTGGTGCTGTTTCAGCAGATGGTTCTGCTACTTCAGGAGCCGTAGCTGCTGACATTTCTGCACCGGTTTGACCTGCTGTACCATCAGCATTTGTAATTGTTCCGTCTTGATTGAATTGTCCTGGAGTTGCTACTTCAGGTTTCTTATCACTAAAAGCACTTGCGTTAAACATATTACCAGCAACATCTTGTCTTTTCTGGTCTAATGCGTCACCTACTTTTGCTCTTAATGCGTCTTTAAAAGCGTCACCGGCTTCTGCGTTTTTACCGGCACCTAATTTATCTATAAAGTTTTTTACTTCACTACTCATAATTGTTCTCCCATTAATTTATTAATTGAACGAATCCTCACTATCAACAACCTGATCTTGTGGTGATGATATAATTCCATCGTCAATTTCTTTTTTGATTTGACTATCAATCTTCTCTATATCTTGATCAGATTGTTTTAGTATATTTTTTCTAACATACTCAACTGAAAAATACTTACCAACATAATCTCTTACATCGTTAGCCAGTTGTATTCTATCTTTTAACATTTCAGCCTGCTTTAATTCTGCAAAGTGACCGTCTTGTAAAAAATCGTAAAAAATATTATCTCTAATCATTGGCCATTCTTCTTCAGCAATGATTCCTTTTAATACTAATTGTGTTTTTAAAATATCATTAAACAGTTCAATAAATTTCTTTCTTAATTTCTGAACAAATTTAGTAAATTTTAATTCGTCTCTTGTTATTTCTGTTGATCTTCCTAAATTAAAACCTGTTGAAGCTTCTAATCTACTTGAAGGTACATTCAATGATCTATAAAGTTTTGCTCTAAAGTATTCTATGTCTGTAATTTCTCCTAGATTTTGACCACCTGGTAATGTAGAAATATCTGTACCTCTGCCACCCTCTCTACTTGGTAACCAAAAGTCTTCTAACATTGACATGTAATTTCTATCGTCTCTTATTTCACCTGTAGCTGCGTCATACACAAGTTTGTTTCTGTATCTTGCCATAACGTCTCTTAAATATTGTTCAGCTTTCATTTTAGGCAAATTACCAACATCAATTTTGAATATTCTTCTTTCAGGTGCTCTTGCTATTCTGTATATAACAGCAGCGTCTTCAATCATTCTTAATTGATTAACTTGTTTAATTGCTTTATGTAAAAACGATAAAATTAAATTTTTGTTTTGATCTATTAATCCTGATGGACAAAATGCGATAGTATCTACGGCAATTTTAATACCTTGTAAACTAGCACCACCTACACCTCTTTCATTATATAAAAAGTATTCCATAGTTTCGTCTACTAAATTTGTAGCCGATGGAGCAACTCCGTCAGGTCTTCTCTTTCTTACTTCTCTGATTTTTTTGATTTTCCGAGGATCAAGATATTTTAATTCTGTAATACCTTTCTTACCTGTTTCTGTATCAATTATCTTTTGAAAGTATATTCTACCATCAACATACCAACGTCTAAACAACTCGTGGCCTCTACTGTTGAATTGTAGTAATCTTAATATCTCTGTAAATTCTTCTTCAAGTCTTCTTTTAATATCCCTACTGTAAGGAACATTATCTGTCATTAATCTAACAGCTTGTTTATTTTCGTTTGAAACTATTGCCTCATTGACAATATCCTCAATCGCCATATCACATTCTGGATGTATTGAAATTTCTCTGTATCTTCTTATTAGATCCGCTTCAGTCTTTGCGTTTCCTTCCATGTCAAGGTGAGACGCAAAATACCCTCCAGCAGCGACTACTTGTGTACCGTCCTCTGCTTGTGGTGTACTAAAGTTTTGTTTTGGATCGGATTTAGGTTTATCTCGTGTAATCTTAAATCCAAAAAACTCTGCCATAATATTATCTCCTGTTTGTTCTACTACTACTTATAATAGTTTTAAGAAGGCGGTTTTTAGGCCGCCTCCTAATTTTGTATTACGTTGTAGTATTTGTTTCAAAGTACTGATATTCAAACGTCACACCAAAAGTTTCTATTTCTGTTGCTTCGCCCATACTTAAATCAATACCACCGATCTCTGTAGGAAACAGTCCTCTCAAAGTATACGATTTAACGTTATTACCATTTCTGTCAAGATGATCAACAAAAGCGTCTACTTGGTAGTCAACTGGATTAGTTAACCCCTCGTTGTCAGTCATATTATTGATACCATTCTGCCATCTTTCAAAAGCATTTCTGATTTTGAAATTTGTATCGTTTAGTACCGTAATTGACCAAGACGGAATTGTTCTATCACCTGCAATTTTAATTGCTCTACCTCTAAACGGAACATTGACGTTTGCAACTGTCATTGCCGGTATAGATGTAGCTGTACATAAAAATGCTAAGTCTTCTATTTCTCCACCAACCTGTGCGTAACCAGGAAAAGGCATTGTAACCTTAAACTGATTGGCTCTTGCGCCACCGCCTGCAAGTTTAGCTTTGAAGTCATTAATGTTTGCCATTTTTTATTTCTCCTCTACTAATTAACCGCCTGCGACTTCTTCAAAAGAAACGCCGGTTCGTGTTGCGATGAATTGTAATGTAATAAAGTTGATACTTCTTGCTGGTTTAATAAATATCTCAGCAATAAATTCATTTCTATCAATTACTTCACCTGTGTTATTTGTTTCATCACATACTACTAAAAAGTCTGTGATACCTCGTCTACCTTGTACTTCTCTTAAAAAAGGTTCTACAATGTTTCTGAAATTCGCTCTTGTAAATTCATCATTGAACTCAAAAAGTTGGAATTTAGAAGCAGTTGATATTGCCTTCTCTAAAACAATAAACAATCTTCTAACGTTGATTCTATCAAATGCGCTAGGAGCAGATAAACCAGTTTTATCTCCAAACAATACTGTACCTTGGCCTGGGAATGTAACCACTGGGTTAATTCTTGCTTTGTACAATTCGTCTCTTTGAGATTTACTTGGGTTATATGCTAACTTAACAGCACCTCTGATAACACCTCTGTTTAATCCTGCTGGAGAAAACCAGCTATCTGCGATTAAATCTGTTCTAGCCGCTAGACCTGCAATGTCACCGTTTAATGGAACAAATCTATATACGTCATTGTATCTGTCGTACATGTATTTGTAACCACTATCTAACATAACGTAAGATGAAGAACGAATACCGTTCATAAATGCTAATACGTTTTGTGTTTGTGTGATTGAAGAAGTGATACCAGCAACATCTGATCTCTCTGGAGATACGAATGCGATAGCGTCTTTTCTTTTTTCTGCAAGTGTTATTAGATCGTCTACATGAGTAGCGTTACAAGATCCACCGATGATTAAACCTACATCAACTGTTTCTGCGTCTTCAAAC